CAGAGTATCCAGCGAACCACTGTTGAGCAGTTCGGTCAGTTCAGAAACGGTATTCAGGACGATCATGTTAGCAAACATCTTTTTCTCTCTTTCTTTTCTTTCTCTTGTTCTTATATCGACATTATACCAAAGGATATTTAGGTTGCAAGCGAAAAGTTTCCTTACAATACCGTAAGGTTTGTGGCGTGCTGTGGCACACCGTTTGCTAACCGTTTGCATTAGCTGTAACATGTTGGTACATAAGGAGTTACATCGCAGTCGGCCCGCCCCGCTCGTCGCAAGTGCTTACGAGCTAAGGGTTTGCGTTCACCAAATCCAATTTGCATCCGTAACGGTCACGCCATCCTCATATGGTGTACCGTCATTCAGAAACCATTCGCCCTTTTTCTGGTACACCCGTACAGGTGAATACTGGTTGATTCGATCCTTCGTTGTGCTAGTATACCATCCCCCCGTATTGAGGGTAGCACTATTGTCGGGATGAATCTTCACAACGTAGGTACTGTGCAGCATGATACCAACGCTACCATCTGCAAGAATCTCTGCACGGGTATTGTTGCCAACCTTACGAGTTTTGCGATTGGTCTTACCGTTCACCATCCGAACCGCTTCGTAGTGTGTCATATTTTCCCTTTCGTGTGTGTGAAGAATACCAAAAATCAGAAATGCTGTCAACCCCTCATGCGGGGGAAGGATTCATGCGATAATACTTTGCCCACAATTCATCCACCACGAACTGCACAACCCGATCATGCGAGCCACGGCAAACATAGTAGCCCATATGAATGTCGAACAGAGCATACGTCCCATCCGTCTGCGGGTGGAACGTGAAGCCACACTTGTAGGCGTAACCGTTGATCTTACCCTTGATCGTCTTCGTCTTCGGAGGCTTTCTCATTTTTCTTCTCTCTCTTTCTCTCTTACTTCTTATATCGACATTATACCTACCCCTACTTGAGTTTGCAAGAGAAAAATTCGAATTTTTGTGTCAAGAAATTTTGACAAAACTTTGTAGATTTTTCCATGCGATTGGCACACCGTTTGTTAAAGCAATTTTCGTGCCAAAACAAGATTTTCCCTAAGTGCTTGTCACGAAAGAACTTGCGTCGAATTTGCGCGGCCCGCCGCGTCGTAAGTGCTTACGCAGCCAAGGTTTGTGTCGATTCTCAATACTCTCCGTTGTCCTCGATCACTTCCTCACCGATCACCCCGCAGTGTTCGCAGCAGCGAGGACAGATACCGTAGTCGGCCTGAGCGAAAGTCATCACGCATCCACAGCAGTCAGAAGAAAAGTAGACAGTCACGACGTTTTCCATGGTCCCCTTTCTCTTTTGTGTTGAGCTTATTCTACAAGTTTTTCTGAGGATGTCAATACTGATCAGTAGTACAGGTAGTCGCTCACCACGTTCCCAGCATCGTCCACTTCGATGCACTCTCCCTCATCGCCATACGGGAAAAAATCCGTGATACAATACGACGGATCGGCCAGAGCCTCGGCCAGCAACTCTCCACCGATACGAGCCACACCGACCAGAGTATCGGGCGAAGTGCTATCCGTACCATACAGAAACTCGACCAACTCGTCTCGGGTGTTGAAGGTAATCATTTTTCTCATCTCCTCTTGTGTTGAACGTATTATACATATCGTCTTTTCGCGTGTCAATACCTTAGAAAAATTTTTTTGGATTTTTTTCTGACTGCAAATACTATGCCAATCAAGGGACCCATACATAAACCCATTCTACATATAGACTTACGTCAAATTTTCGGGCGAGATCTTGACGCAAGTCCTTATGCTACAATAACTTAGGGGGTTTTTTCGTTTCCAGAAACCTGCTGGACCCCGGCCCTAAACTTGCCCGGTGGTCTAAACACAATAAGGGGCTGGTATATTAAAAGTCTTACCTAAACCTATAAGGTTGCCTTACCTCATCAGGTTGATTGTTGACACCACAGAAACCTGTTTCGATATCGGATCAAACACACGAATCTGAACAACATTAGTTCCACGATGGAACCAGCTTCTATTAAAAGGAATATTAAATCCATGATACGAGCTGCCTATAGTATACTGAAGTGCTGGTCGATACTGATTAGCCCACTGATATGCTACGAATCTGCCATTCACCCATACTCTTACAAGAACAGGAGAAGCCCCAGACCCCACTGTTTATCAATATATGGATCATTAGGAACAACGGACAATAGAGCTTTAGACTCTAATCTCTCTATACCCAGAACTTTTTTGTCCATCACGGCGTCCTTGCGAAATTTGTAGAAAAATCTGACTCTTCGCAATTTAACCGAAAAATTTGTTTTGTCAACATCACAGTGGCTACTCAACCGTTACACTTTTTGCTAGATTCCTAGGTTTGTCAACATTAAGACCCAACCCAACCGCACAATAATAGGATAGTAATTGCACAGGTACTACAGCCAAGAACGGAGCCAGCATATCCATAATGGGTGGAACTTTAATATTATTAGAATCATCTAATCCAATAGATATAACCGGCCCACCTCGTGCTTGTATCTCTTGAATATTGTTTTGCAACTTACTATACTGTTCTATATTATTTCCTATCACCACAGTTGGGGTTAGTTCATCAATCAGGGCCAACGGCCCATGTTTCATTTCTGCTGCCGCATATCCTTCAGCATGTATATAACTAATTTCTTTAAGCTTTAAAGCCCCCTCCAATGCGATAGGAAAATTATATCCTCGTCCCAAAAACAAGCAATCCTTCATCCCCATATACCACTGCGACACATCTTGAATAATATCTGCCGTCTGTAGTGTTTGATTAATTAGACTAGGCAGTTCTAAAATGCTATGAATAATGCTTTTTCGTAAAAGACTATTTTTATTTTGATTTTGTTGTATCCACAGTGCTAATAATAACAGCACCAGAACCTGATTAACGAATGTTTTCGTACTTGCAACACCTATCTCCACCCCAGACCTTAAAAAGATACCACAATCCGTCATCCTCGCCATAGAAGAATTAGGAACATTACATATTCCAATAATAATTGCATTATGTTCTTTAGCCTTTTGAAGAGCCGCTATAGTATCTGCTGTTTCGCCACTTTGACTAATTCCTATAACAATATCTTTATCTTTATGAGCTGTTTTACGATATCTATATTCACTAGCGTATTCAACACTCACTTTAATATTAGTTAATTCTTCTATATAGTATTTACCAATCAATCCAGCATTCCAGCTAGACCCACAAGCTAATATAGTAATATGATGAGCTTCAGATAATATTTTCTCATAACCTATAAGGCCCCCCAATTTCACACACCCATCACCCAACCGGCCACTGCAACACCTGATAATACTTTCTGGTTGCTCATATATCTCTTTAAGCATGTAAAACTCATAAGCCCCCTTCTCAGATGGCAACCTATGATCAAGTACCTTTTCTATCTCATAATCAATTCCAACCCCATGAGTCATATCATAGGTAATAATTTGATTACTAATTTCACAGACAGTGTTGTCTTTGACATAGACTAAATCAGAAATACCATCGTCTATACCAAGCTTATCTGAAGATATATAATATTCATCGTCTCCAACACCGATAATTAAAGAACTGCCCTTCTTAGCACACACCAGAGTTGTAGGATCATTTATATCGACCAACACAATAGCATAGGCCCCCACAATCTGCCCCAATGCTAGCTTAGTAGCTTCAAATAAAGATAAGTTATTTTTAATTAATATATTATAAACTAAATATAATAAAGCCTCACTATCAGTATCACTTTTAAAAGGATACTCAGATAACGACTCTTTAATTTCTTTATAATTTTCAATAATACCATTATGAACCAAAGCTAATCTATTATCATATGTTACATGAGGATGACAGTTGCTTACTGACGGTTTTCCATGAGTGGCCCAGCGAGTATGGGATAGTCCACAGTATGATTTTAAGGACACTTCGCCCACCAGCTCTTTTAAAGACTGTACCGATCCTACGGCCTTATATGTTTTAAGTTCCGTTCCACAAACATAACAGGCGCCGGAACTATCATAGCCCCGGTATTCTAGGGATGATAGTTTGTCTATAAGATCAGACGAACACTCATTTTTACCTAAATAAGCAACTATGCCACACATTTTATAAGGTACTAAGGTACCAGTCTATGGTTTTCTTTAATCCTTCGACAAAATCTTGCTTGGCTTCCCATCCTAGGAGTTGTTTAGCCTTGGCCACGTTTAAAAATCTTCTTGGTTGACCATTTGGCTTGCTACAATCCCATAGAATATCGCCCCTATACTGCACCAATTCTTTAATAATATCAGCTAAAACCATTATGCTAACTTCTTTTCCAGACCCCACATTAATAGGAGATGGATCATTGACTTTTTCCATACCGTCTACTATAGCTCGTGCCGCATCTTCCACATACAAAAACTCTCGTGTAGCAGATCCATCGCCCCAACAAGTCACATTTGGAAGATTCCTATCCTTGGCCTCTATAAATTTACGTATTAAGGCCGGAATAACATGGGACGAATCAGGATTAAAGTTATCATAAGGCCCATATAAATTAGTAGGCACAATTACACAACTATTTAAATTATACTGTTTTTGATAAGCGTCTAACATCACAAATAAGGCCTTTTTAGCCACCCCATACGGAGCATTAGTTTCTTCAGGATAACCATCCCAAATATCCTCTTCCATAAAAGGAGCATCACAAAACTTAGGATAGGCACAAACTGTCCCTACCTGAACAAACTTATCAACTTTCCATAATCTGCTAACTTCTATAAGATTTAATCCCATAGCCATATTAGCATAGAAAAATCGGCCACCATTGGCCATATTCGCCCCTATTCCTCCAACTTCCGCTGCTAGATGCACCACAACTGTTGGTTCAACATCATGAAATAACTTATGTACATCCAGAGAGCGAGTTAAATCATAATCCTTTTTACGTGGCACAAACACATTGTAATATCCACGATCAGATAATTCTTTTTTAACAAAATGGCCTAAAAATCCCCCACCACCAGTTAATAATATTTTCATATTTTTTTATACCTTTTAATACCTATAAGGAAAAACATTTCTATTAATATAATAAGGAACACTAGGACACAACCCACAAGACCTAGGATAGAAATAAACAACTGGTTGAGGATTCGGAACCGGATAAACCACAAAATTATGTGAGACTATTGGCCGAAATTCCCAAGTATTAACCACAAGCTCCTTCTGCACAAATGTTGGCACAAAAGTTACAACAGGAGCTTGATAATATGAGAATGGTGCAATTGGTTGATAATAATAACTAGCATCCTGACCATAAGTACTACAACATAAAACTAAAACTAATAATACGGTTAAGCTTTTAATCATAAAGATGTCCTTTACATAGCAAGGGGAAAAATTTGCATTATAGATACTACTTAAATATTCATTTTCCTAAAAATAAAAGCTACCAGATCATAGGAACCGGTAGCTTCTATTTCAGAAACATTTCCTTGTTTTTAAAAACCCATCAGACTACTGACGGGGCCACATTGTCCTTAATAACAGCGTTCTTACGAGGACGACCTCTGCTCTTCTTTAGAGCCAGCTTACGTCGCTGTCTACGAACCATAGCAGTAGTAATATTCTCATTTGTCATCTTACTTAGTGCTGCTGCCAGAAACTCATCACACAAATTGGTATGATTATTCTGAATATAGTCTAGTTCGGCAGATGTCCACTTCTTATAGTTGGCCATAATAACTCCTTAAAAATCTTGAATGATAATTGACAATTTGTCCAAACAACATATTATAGTAAGGGTTGGCAAGTTTGAGGCAAGAAAAAAATGAACGAATCAAATATAAAAGCAAATAATATTATCGACTCAGTATTGCATATACGAGCATCAGGGAGTATAGAGGATGTGTCTGCTGATTTGCAGGCCCAGCCGACAAAAACTATAGCACAACTATTAGATGAAAAAACAACAGAAACCACCAAAAACGAAAACTCAGAGTGAATTGCCTAATGGCGTTAAAACAGAAGATTTTTTGCAGGCGCTAGAAAATATTAGCAAAAGATTAGCTAATAAATTTAGATTTGCCTATCATAGTGTTGAAGATATGAAGCAGCAGGCTGCTGTCTTTGCTTTGGAGGGTTTACAAAATTATGATAATAAAAGACCATTAGAAAATTTCTTGTGGACGCACGTTCGTAATCGTTTATTTAACTATAAGCGAAATAATTATCAGCGTCCGGATAAGCCTTGCCATTCTTGTCCGTTTTTTGATAAAGGATGCAAAGTGTCTATCAATCAGTGTGAAAAATACTCTAACAAATATGATTGTGATCTATATTCGGCTTGGGCTAAACGCAACGAAGTAAAGAAAAATATTATTCAACCTTCATATATAGAAACCTCATTACATCAATCGGTACAGCCTACTGATTTTGATATGAGTATGCAGAATCAAGAACTAATCAATTTTTTAGATACAAATATACAGAGCGAATTTAGAGAAAGCTATTTAAAGCTAAAGCATGGTTCCAAGATATCAAAACTAGATTTGAAAAAGTTACAGCAACATATCCTTAACCTAATGGAGACTCACAATTGGAAACCAACAACGTTCCAAGAAAACGAGGACAATTAGGACTCGATGAAGAAAAATATATTAGAGACAACTACAAGTCTTTAGGTATACAGCAAATTGCTGATAACTTAAATAGAACAGTAGCTCCTATTCAAAGATATATCTCTGAAAATCAGTTGTCTATGGTCGAAGTAGATAATGATTCAGAAATATTGAAACACAAATTACACACTAAGACATTCTGGTCAGAAATACAAAGACAATTCGATTCAGATACTGGTGAACTTCAGTATTTTGAGGATACATGGGTTGGATTAATTAGGCAGTTTCGAGAAGATGTTTTACCGGCCGAAGAATTACAAATCAAACAATTTATTACTATAGATATTCTTATCAATCGTAGTATGAAAGAGCGCAAGAGACATATTGCAGAAACAGAGAAGCTACAGAGACAAGTAGACAAAGAATACGAGAAAGAAGAGAGTGCCAGAGATATACCGAAACTGGCGAATCTGGAAACCCAACTGAGCTTTGCTCGCAATAGCATTGCTAATTATACGAATGAATATACTAAGTTACTTAATGAGCAGCAAAAAATAAGTAAGGACTTAAAGGCGACAAGAGAACAAAGAATTAAACGAATTGAAGACGGAAAAAGTAGTTGGGTAGGACTAATACGCATGTTGGAAGATGAAGAAGTAAGAGAGAAAGAAGGACGAGAAATGGAAATTTTAAATATGGCTACAGAAAAAGTTAAACAAAAATTAACTGATTATCATACATATCAAGATGGGACAGTTGATCAACCATTTTTAACACCCGAAAGTGTGGAACATGAATAAAACAGCAATCATTAGCGGAGTAACAGGACAAGACGGATCATATCTTGCAGAACTATTGCTTGACTCTGGATATACAGTAGTAGGACTATACAGAAGATCAAGCATATCTAATTTTGAAAGAATCAACCATATCAGAAATAAAAATCTATTGCTGGAGGAATTTGACTTAACAGACCCAAGTTCCTGCATCTATATTATCAATAAATATCGACCAAACGAGTTCTATAACCTTGCAGCACAGAGTCATGTTGGGACAAGCTTTAATCAGCCAACAACCACATTTGAAATTGATACGATAGGGGTTATCAATTTACTAGAAAGTATTAGAAAATTTTCTCCACATACAAAATTTTATCAAGCTAGTACTAGCGAAATGTTTGGTGCAAATTATTCTGTAGACGCCTCTGGTAATAAATATCAGGATGAAGAGACCAAGTTTCTTCCACAAAGCCCATATGCCGTAGCTAAAATGGCCAGTCATCGCATGATACAAATATACAGAGAAGCCTATAACATCTATGCTTGCTCTGGAATATTGTTTAATCACGAGAGTCCACGTAGAGGCGTCAACTTTGTAACCAGAAAAATTACCAATTTTATAGGACAAGTAGCATCCAAGTCACCACTATCTGCACCAAAACTGGGTTTGGGCAATTTATCGGCTAGTAGAGATTGGGGACATGCCAGAGATTATGTATATGGGATGTTTTTAATGTTGCAACAAGACAAGGCGGAAGATTATGTTTTAAGTACTGGTGAAACATATACTGTTCAGAAATTTTGTGAGAAAGCATTTTCATATGCTGGTTTGAATTGGGAAGATTATGTATTTATAGATCCTGAGTTTTATAGACCTTGTGAAGTTAATTATCTAAAAGGCAATAGTAATAAAGCTAGAAAACAACTCGGATGGCTTCCGAAGGTATCTTTTGACGATTTAGTTAAAGATATGGTTGATAGTGATATTGCTAGGTATAAAAATACTAATGTTTAAACGCAATTTTGATGATCCAGAATATAAAAAATGGAGAACTAACGTATACAAAAGAGATAAACATCAATGTCAATGGCCTGGGTGTAGTACAAAGAAAAAACTAAATGCGCATCATATTAAAACATGGGCCCAGTTTCCTGGTTTAAGATTTGATGTTAATAACGGTATCACATTATGCTATGCCCATCATAAACTTATTAAAGGATTAGAACATATATACGAAGCAGTATTCTTAAAAATATTAGCAGATAAAAAAACAAATGACTAATTTAAATAACTTTACCATCATCATAGACACCCGAGAACAACAACCTTGGGTATTTAATAACTATACTACAGCTAATCGTAAGCTAGATACGGGTGATTACAGTATAGAAGGACTAGAGCATCTATTATGTATTGAGCGTAAAAAAAGCGCTAGTGAATTTGCTAACAATATTATCGAAAGCAGATTTAAAGATGTTATTATGAGAATGAGTAATATGAAATACTCGTTTTTATTATTAGAATTTGATCTAGAAGATTTACTAATCTATCCCATAGGGTCAACAGTACCCAAAAAAATGTGGGATAAAATCAAAATTAGTCCAGCATTTTTGATTAAGAATATTTTAGACCTAGAACTATTACATAATATTAAAGTTGTATTTTGTGGAGATGCAACCAATGCAGCTAAATTAGCAGAGATGATTCTTAAAAAAATTCATTATCTAGAAGTAGTGAAACAAAATAATGGTTAAATGTGTAGCTTTTGATAATGCGTGGCTGGGATTAGGAGATCTATCAGTATTGTCTGTGGATCAGAATCCTATGATTCATAGAAATGAATTTGATATTGAGCATCCAGATTTGCACTTGATGAAGTTATTGCGCAATCCTCAGTATATTGGAGCCACATGCAAGTTGCTTTTTAATATTGAATTACATCCTATTCAGATGGCTATCCTACAGGAATTCTGGATTAGACCATTTCCTATGTATATCGCCAGCCGTGGTTGGGGCAAGTCTTTCTTATTGGCCCTATACTGTATTATAAGAATGACATTTTATCCAGGTACCAAGATAGTTGTTGTGGGCGCCGCATTTCGTCAGAGTAAAATTATCTTTGAATATATGGAAACTATTTGGCGAAGCAGTCCGATATTAAGAAGTATTTTTGGTAGTGGTGACGATGGCCCAAGACGAGATGTAGACAGATGCACTATGAGACTGGGAGATAGCTGGACAGTTGCTATTCCTATGGGTGACGGAAGTAAAATTAGAGGTTTAAGAGCACACATTATTATCGCAGACGAATTTGCATCAATCTCTCCGGATATTTATGAAACTGTAGTCTCAGGCTTCGCGGCAGTGTCTGCTAGTCCAATACAAAACGTGAAAGAAGAAGCTAGAAAAGCAGCGATGATAGAGGCCGGACTATGGAATGAAGAACTAGAAATATTAAATACAAAAATGGGCAACCAAGCTATTATTTCTGGAACAGCAGACTATGCCTTTAAGCACTTTGCACAGTATTGGAAACGATATAAAGCTATAATAGAAAGCAAAGGAGATACTAAAAAACTAGAAGAAATATTTAAAGGAGAGGTTCCATCCAATTTTAACTGGAGAGATTACTCTATTATTAGAATACCATACGAATTAATTCCTAAGGGCTTCATGGACGATAAACAGGTATCACGAGCCAAGGCTACTATTCATACTGGTATCTATAATATGGAATACGCCGCTTGCTTCGTTAGCGATAGTGAAGGTTTCTTCAGACGCAGCCTGATTGAGAATTGCGTTGTCTCCAACTCAAATATTCTTATAGATAATAAACCCGTCAAGTTTTCTGCAACAATCCATGGCGACTCAAATAAACAATACGTATATGGAATTGACCCCGCTAGTGAACAAGATAATTTTAGTATCGTTATTTTAGAAGTTAATCCAACCCATTCTCGTATAGTATATTGCTGGACTACTAATCGTGCTAATTTTAAAGAGAGACAAAAAATAGGTTTAGCAACTGAGCACGATTTTTATGGATTCTGCGCTCGTAAGATTCGTAATCTAATGAAAACCTTTAATCCCATAAGAATAGGTATGGATGCTCAGGGTGGCGGAGTAGCAATCGAGGAGGCTTTACATGATCCGATGAAGGCTGATCCTGGAGAACTCTTAATATGGCCAGTTATAGATGACAACAAGAGTAAAGATACTGACGGACAAGCCGGGCTTCATATTCTAGAGCTTGTGCAGTTTGCTAAAGCAGAATGGACCAGTCAAGCTAATCATGGTATGAGAAAAGACTTTGAGGATAAAGTTCTATTATTTCCTGAATTTGATAGCTTAACACTTGGTTTGGCTCTAGAACAAGAAAATAAAAATATCTTAGAAACCGATTTAACTAGCGCTTTGTATGATAGTCTCAGTGAGTGTATTTTGGAAATTGAAGAATTAAAAAATGAATTGACCACTATTGTCATGACCCAAACCAGCAATAGCTCTAATGCTCGTGATAGATGGGACACTCCAGAAACCAAACTTTCACATGGTAAAAAGGGTCGATTAAGAAAAGACCGATATAGTGCATTATTAATAGCTAATATGTTAGCCAGACAAATGAATAGAGCTTTGAAGCCTGTTGATTATGATATCATAGGAGCAGATGCTCGTACTTCAGTTAAGACTGAGGGCAATCTATATAAAGGCCCGGAATGGTTTGTTAACGGGGCAAACGACGATATTTATACGGGAATTTATAAATAAAAGTGTATAGTAGGGTTAATCGCTTTACATTTGTATCATAATAATTTTATAAAATATGGCTAATAAAAAAACAAAAAATGACGTCATTAAAGACGCTAATATTATCCCAGAAGACGCATATGTTACATGGGGTGATGATCTAGATAGTAAACAATTGGCCTTAAAGGCAGCAGCATCGTCACTTGATGAGTTTGCTTTAGTAGAAAGAGCTACCGCTGCTGGCGGAAGACGTTATAGTTTAGACTTTTCTAATCTAGATGGCGTAACAGGGGGAAGGCCAGGATTAACCAAGAGCGATTATTATACTTTTCGTCCGAATGAGGCGCCGCCCAACCAGATCAAGCTCATCCTGCGTCGTGCAGAAGACATTTACCAAAGGGTTGGTTTAGTAAAAAATGTCATTGATCTCATGGGAGACTTTGCTAGTCAGGGTATTAGACTTGTACATAGAAACAAAAGAATAGAGCGTTTTTATAGACAGTGGTTTAAGAAAATTAATGGCAAAGATCGTAGTGAAAGATTTTTAAATAACATCTATAAAAGCGGTAATCTTGTGATTGATCGCAGAACTGCCAAAATCAGTCTCAAAGTAACTGATAAGCTATACAAAGCTCTTGGTGCAGCAGATATGCAGTTGTCTGACATACCAGAGGTTCAGTTGGAAAAAAGAGAAATACCATGGAAATACACTTTCATCGATCCTGTTTATGTAGAAGTGTCTGCTGGAGCACTCTCTTCATTTGTCACTAATAAAACTTATGAACTACAACTGCCGCCAAGCCTGAGGCGCATTATCAATGCTCCAAAAACTGATGCGGAGAAAAATGTAGTAGCCAGTTTACCAAGTCAGATTATAGAAGCAGCTAAAGCTAAGAAGGCATATCCACTAGATCCCAACAAGACTCTCGTATTTCATTATAAAAAAGATGATTGGCAGTCTTGGGCATATCCTATGATTTATGCCATTATGGACGATATTACGGTTATTGAAAAGCTGAAACTGGCAGATATGGCCGCCCTAGACGGGGCAATTAGTAATATTCGTATTTTTAAACTTGGAAACTTAGAGCACAAAATTGCTCCAACAAAAGCAGCGGCTTCTAAACTAGCTCAAATATTAGGCAATAATGTTGGTGGTGGTACGATGGATCTTATTTGGGGTCCGGATATTGAATTATTAGAATCTAATACAAATGTTCATAACTTTTTAGGTGAAGGTAAATATGTCCCTCACCTTAATAGCGTTTATGCGGGTCTTGGTATTCCTCCAACACTCACCGGAACATTCGGAGCATCTGGAACAACAAATAACTTTATTAGCTTAAAAACCCTAACACAAAGACTACAATACGGACGAGATGTATTGGTGCAGTTTTGGGAACAAGAAATAGCACTAGTTCAAAAGGCTATGGGCTTCAAGTATCCTGCTAAAATAGAATTTGATCGTATGGATCTGAGTAATGAAGATAGCGAAAAGGCTTTATTAATTCAACTTGCTGATAGGAATCTTATTAGCGACGAACTACTACAAACTAGATTTGGTTTTGATCCAGATATTGAAAAGTCTAGACTTAATCGTGAAAGTAGAGAAAGAGTGTCTGAACGAATGGTACAAAAAGCTGGTCCATGGCATGATCCTCAGTTCGAGAATTCGTTGCGTAAAATTGCTTTGCAACTAGGTATTGCAACACCTAGTCAAGTAGGATTAGAAATGGACCCAAAGAAGTCTGGAGAAAAAACAGCATTAGAACTTAAGATGTCTTTAACTCCACCTAAGCCAACAGCGCCGATTGGCGGTGGGAAAAATACAGAGTCAGAGGGTATGCCCAAGGAAGCAGGAGAAGGCCGACCCAAATTATCTAAAGATAGCGAAAAAAGAAAAGACAGGAAATTTACTCCAAGAACCGGCGCTTCTTTGAGACTATGGGCTACAGCAGCACAAGATGAAATTGGTGCTATTATTAATCCAATTTTATTAGAGTTTTTTAATAAGAAGAATTTACGTAGTTTATCTAATTTAGAAAGCAAACAATTAGAAGATATTAAAACAAATATACTTTTTCAATTAGCTCCATACGCTAATATTAATGATGTCGAAATTAGCAAAAAAATGAATGAGCCAGTTGATTCTTCATTAATTAATAATTACTACAATTGGTTAAAACTAATTTCTTTAGATATTAATAGAGAATTAAATGTTGATGAAATAAAACAAGCAAAGGCTTCTTTTTACGATATGGTGTATAATCAATAAGCCAAAATAATCTAGGTAAAAACTATGCAAATATTTGAACAAGAAAAAGCCGACGGCCTTGAACCCATCCTATCCGCTTCGGCCTCAATTTCATACGCTAGTGTTGCACAACCCTATGATGGTGCAAAGAAAGATACTAAGTACTTAAAGAGTACAGCATCTTTTATGGATGAAGATCTATACTATGTACAGTCAATTTTAGTATCTTCTTCATGGAATAAAAATGATGATATATTTGATAAATTAGAAGTTTGGAATGCTCGCAATACCCCTGAGCATAAGCCTACTAATTTAGAGCACAACGAAGAAACAATCATAGGTCATATTATTTCTAACTGGCCAATTACAGAAGACGGTATTTTAATTGATGAAAATACTCCAGTAGATAATTTACCAGAAAAATATCATATTCTTACTGGTTCCGTTATTTATAGAGGATTTAGTAATCCTGAATTACGAGACCGATCTAACAAACTAATAGCAGAAATTGAAGATGGTACCAAATATGTCAGTATGGAATGTTTCTTTAAGGGTTTTGATTACGGCGTATTAAATAAAGCAACCAATGAATATAAAATTCTTAATAGAAATAACGAAACAGCATATTTGACCAAATATTTACGAGCATACGGCGGATTGGGTGAACACGAAAACTATAAAATTGGTAGAGTTTTAAGAAATATTACTTTTACTGGAAAAGGTTATGTTGACAAACCAGCTAATGCTGATAGTATAATCTTTTCTAAGAATATGATTATAAAACCAGAAACTGAAACTAAAATAGACAATTTTGAAGAAAAAAATGAAGAAATTGTCAATTCAGGTGTATTAAGTTTTCAATCCAATACTAATTCGGAGATTTTAACTATGAGTGCAGCTAAAGAAGAGGTTGTAATGGAAAACACAGAAGCTAAAACAGAATGTGCTGAAGCTACAGAAAAGGCTATTACACTAGCCTCTGAGATGAGCACACAAGTATCAGAACTCAAGACAGCAAACGAAAAGCTTCAAGCTGAACTTAGCGAGGCCATTGCCGCTAAGGATAGTGAAATTGCTCAACTCAAAGAGCAAGCTGCACAAGTATTAGCTCAAGAAATTGAAAAGCTTCAAACAGAAATGTTAGCTGAAGCTGCTAAGAAAATGGAAGAAGACAAGAAGGCTAAAGACGAAGAAATGACTAAGGTCAAATCGGAGCTTGACGCCGCCAATGAAATTATTGCTGGTTACAAAATGAAAGAAGAAGAGATGGCCAAGAAAGAAAAGAAAATGAAGAGAATGGCATCTCTCGTTGAGGTTGGCTTTGATAACGAAGCCGCTTCTGCTACAGTAGATAAATTTGAGTCTCTTGACGATGATTCTTTTGAGGCTATGACTTCCCTCTTTGCTGGTAAATTACCTCCTTGGTTAAACAAGAAGGATAAAGAAGAAGACAAAGAGAAGAAAGATAAGCCTAAGGCCTCGTCTAATAATGCCGATTCCCAGGTTTTGGAGCAGGCTGAAGAAGATGAGTCTGTTAATTTGAGTGTTGGCGGCGATACAGAATCCGAAGTGGATTCAACAAGAGCTGCTTTGGTCGAATTCGTATGTAGCAAACTAGGCAAAAAGAATAACAAATAACTCACTTTTAATGGAGAATTACAATGGCTCTAAAACCAGATCGTGTTGAACTTTTAACTGACGTTTCCTTTTTCATGAATACAACAGCCGAACGTGGTGGCGTTGTTAGTGTCGTAACAGCCACTAGTGGTGTTGGCGTATCTATGGATGATGCTAATGCTGTTGTTGCTTATGCTGCTGTAGCTTCTGGCGCCAAGCCAGTAGGTCTACTGCTTAATGATGTTGTTAACCTTGATCTAACCAGACAGCACATTAATTGGCACAAAGACGAGACACAAGTTGGTGGCAAGGTCACCGTGCTTCGTGTTGGTCAGGTAACAACAAACATGCTCGTTGCTGGCACAACACCCTCCGCTGGTGCTGATGCTTATGTTGGTGCTAGTGGCTTGATTGGAACCAGCAGTACAAATGCTGTTAAGATTGGTCAATTCCTTAGCGCCAAAGATACCGACGGCTACGTCAAAGTATCAGTTAACCTTTAATCATTTTTAAAAATAGGGAGATAAACACATGTCAGCTAAAACCGAAAGATTTCAACCTACACCAGAATTAACAGATCTTCTTGTTCGTTCTGGTTCGCCAAACAGAGAGGTAGCTATCGCTGCTAATGCTGAATTTGCAAAAGCTCTTGAGTTACCACTTCGCAGAGGCGTTCTAAGTGGAGACATTCTTGACGGCATTTTCGAGCCAATTCAATTAGCTCAAAGTGCTACTCCTGAGTTCCCACTCGATTTCCTTGCTCCTGGAACTGAAAAGGACTTTGTTGCGTATACAATTCCTAATCACGGATATATTCCAGAGAGACATGTTGAAGGCGATTACGTCATGGTTCCAACATATGATGTTGGCGCATCCATCGACTATCTCCTAAAATATGCTCGTGATGCTCGTTGGGACGTTGTTGGTCGTGCTATGGAAGTGCTCGAAGCTTCATTCGTCAAGAAGATGAATGATGACGGTTGGCACACCATTCTTGCTGCTGGCGTTGATCGCAATATCGTAGTATACGATAGCGATGCCAATTCCAGTCAGTTCACCAAGAGGCTCGTTAGTCTTATGAAAACTGTTATGCGTCGTAATGGTGGTGGTAATAGCACTAGTGCCAATAGAGGTTTGTTAACAGACCTTTATGTCTCACCAGAAGCTATGGAAGACATTCGTAATTGGGGTCTTGATCAAGTTGACGAAATTACTCGTAGAGAGATCTACACAGCTGCCGATGGCAGTCTCAACAGAGTATTCGGCGTCAATTTACATGATCTCGATGAACTCGGTGTTGGTCAGCAGTATCAGCTGTTCTACAGCAACACTCTCAGTGCCGCCCTACCAACTGGTAAGACAGAGGTTGTTGTGGGTCTTGATCTCCGCAAGAGAGACAGCTTTATTATGCCAGTTCGCCAAGAAGTCCAAATCTTCGAAGACGAGACACTACATCGTCAGAAGAGAGCTGGTTTCTATGGCTGGGCAGAGCTTGGCTTTGCTGTTCTTGATAACCGTAGAGTTCTAGTTGGCGCACTATAATATAGTGTCCAAACTATAATGTTTCAAAAGAAGATGGGCCAGTTTTACTGGCCTTTCTTTTTTTATATACATTGTTTCAGTACGCCATTAAGGTGTATTAGATTTATGAATATACTAACACTAAAATTTATCTAGGGCATAATATGGCAGCTAGTAAATATGATTTTGTCATAGAGCAAGGCTCTTCATTTAAACTGACACTAGTGTACAAAAATGAAAATGGCGAAGTTGTTGATTTAACAAATTGGTGCGCCAGACTAACATGGAAAACCAATACAAATATTACACAGGTTTTTACTACAGATAATTTAGACTATAGTGTATATAAGTTTACAATAGAACCAGAAATTGGCAAGCTTACGCTGTTGATCCCCGCAAGTACAACTAATGGTTTTACTTTTAATACGGCTAAATATGATTTAGAACTTCAAAGCGATTATGATCTATATACAGGAGGAGGTAAGTACGTTAGTCGTTTACTTTTTGGAACAGCAACCATTGGTAAGAGATTCAGTCAATCCACTGATCTGCTGGAATGCGAATAATTTATGAGTAATTTTACTTTAGAGATTTTTGATACCAAGCATACAGTTGAGATAGAAACTACTATAGCTGATACTGTTAATAATTTATTTATTGAGACCTCCTCTGATAAAAGTGTAGACATAACTGTTGGATATATTGGCGCTGTTGTATACGCTAGTGATATTGTTGGTTTAGATTCATACTTAACCAATTTCATAGATCACCACAATATCGATTGTGGTTCACCATAATAACCAGGAGATGACATAATGGCTGTTCAAACATTAATTCAGGTTCGTAGAGGCACAGCAAGCGAATGGAGAATAGCCAATTCAACGCTAAGCGCTGGTGAATGGGGTTTTGAAACAGACTCAAAAAGGTATAAAATAGGTGATGGTCTAACATCATGGAATAGTTTGCCCTATTCGTCTATATTGCCATCTTCTAGCGATCTTTCTGGAGCAAGTGGTATAGCAGTTTCATTTACTGCAAACTCTGGCATACCGGTTACTATCTCCGTTACTGGTATTAACTCATCACAAGTTACTAATTTCAATAGCGCGGTAAGTGGACTATTGCCAGTTAAGAGTATCACAGCAGGAAATAATATTACCGTTACTCCTAGTGGAGATAATGGTTTTGTAATTAGCTCTCCCGTAAATGAGAATACTGTTAAAGACATTATAGGCTCCACCATTGTTGGCGTGAGTGGGATTAGAGCAAGTTATGATAGCGTTGGTAAATTAGAAACCATCTCAGTTACTGGATTAACAAGCTCTTATATTGGAGACTTCAATACCTCAGTAAGCGGACTATTAGGTGTTAAGAGCCTGATTCAAGGTACCGGTATAGGCATTTCAAATGCTGGAGGAAATCAGACAATTAGTATTACTGGTATTCCAACATCTTTAATTACCAATTTTGCTAGTGGTGTCAATACCCTTATTGATAATGCTGTTAGTGCAAGTATTGTTGGTGGTAGTGGTGTTGATATTGTATACAATAGTGGCACAAATACACTTACTATCAGCAGTGCTCTAACTGCAGGTAGTGGCATAGCATTAACTCATAATAGTGGAAATTATGTTGTTAGTCTAAGTGATCCTACTATTCAACTAGTAGAGATCACAGACCTATCTTCTAACGCTAGAAGCTTTTTACTAACACCAAGTAGCAATAATCTTGCAACTCTTGTTACTGATGAAACAGGTACCGGAAGTTTAGTATTTTCTAACAGTCCCACACTTAGTGGAGTTACTATTAATGGTAATCTTACTGTTAGTGGTAGTGGTCTAGTTGCTAGTAATGTTAATGACTTTAATACTGCTGTTAGAACCAATCGCTTGGATCAAATGGCTGTTCCTACAGGGAATGTGTCATTTAATAACGTTAAGATTACTAGTTTGGCAGATCCGGTTAGTGATCAAGATGCTGCTACAAAAGCATACGTAGATGCTGCACGAATGGGTCTTGATGTTAAACAAAGTGTTAGAGTTGCTACCACAGACAGTATAACACTATCTGGAACCCAAACTATTGATGGGGTTGCTGTTGTAGCTGGTGATAGAGTATTGGTAAAGAATCAGACTACTGGTAGTCAAAATGGTATCTATACGGTAGCTGCTGGTTCTTGGAGTAGAGCGTCTGATGCAGACACTACCGCAAAAGTTACAGCAGGATTATTTACTTTCGTAACCGAAGGTACTGTTAATGCTGATAGTGGATGGGTAATTACTACTAATGATGAAATAGTGCTTGGTACCACCGCTCTAGTATTTGCTCAATTTTCTGGTGCTGGCCAGATAACTGCTGGTGCTGGTTTAACAAAGAATGGTAATACTATAGATGCTGTTGGTACAGCTGGTCGTATAGTTGTTAATGCTGATAATATTGATCTTGATACGGTAAGTCAAACAGATGGCAGCGGCTCGTCTGGTACTAGTTTTGTACAAAGCGTTACAAGAGATTCTTATGGACGAGTAACTGGAGTAACAACAGCCTCAGTACAAGATGCTACAACGTCTGCTAAGGGTATAGCTAGTTTTGATAGTGGAGATTTTAGTGTTTCTTCTGGCGCCGTAAGTATCAAAGCTAGTGGTGTCGATAATTCTCAATTAGCTAACAGCTCTGTAACTATTGGTTCAACATCAGTTAGTCTTGGAGGAAGCATAACTTCCGTATCGGGACTAACTAGCGTTTCTAGCACATCATTTGTTGGTTCTCTTAGTGGTACGGCTACCAACGCTTTGAATATTGAGGTGGATGTAGCAACTACTGGAACTAATAATCTAGTTTTTGTAAATGGTACCGATGGAAACCTCAAACCAATTGTTAATGATAAATTAAGAATTAATTTGAGTAGCAATGAACTATTAGGCTCGTCCAACACTACCCCAGCCACAACATTGAAATACTTTATTATAGATGGTGGAACACCATAATTAAGATTATTTTGAGTTTTATATGGCTCATAATTCCATCCATTATTTTTTGAAATAGGTACACAATATGAAAAACGGCAAAATATTTATTAAAAATGGCCAACCTTATGTGGTGCCACTTCGCTTGGTAGATGGTGTTTTGTCTGGTTATGTTGAAGGAAATATAGCGGCAACTCCAACGGCTACGCCAAGCCCTTCAGCTACCGTCACACCAACGGCCACACCAACATCCACACCAACACCCACACTAACACGAACTCCCACTAATACTCCAACAACCACCATAACCAATACTCCCACTTCCAGTGCTATACCGGCTACACCCACACCAACTACTACTGCAACTCCAACTTTAACAGCCAGTATTACTCGGACTCCTACACAGACAGTCGCAGCTTCAGTTTCTTCCCTAGCGATTGTGAGCGGATCTGCTCAAGGGAGCGGCACGTCAGCATCTCCCTATTTAGTAGCAGCTGATACATCTCCATCTCCAATATATCAGGCAAATGTACCTGGGCTACTGACAGTAAACTTTACCAGTAGAAGATTCTTTGATTACAACTGCGGAAAATCTGGATGCTCACAAGGTAGACACAACGAAGGTGTTTATTTCTTATGGCCAAATGGTATTTATTACGAACAAATACGAACTAATATAGATAATTTTACAACTTCGACTGGTTTTGGGTATGAAGCATTTTTAACAAATGCCTCTAGAAATACCTTAACAACAATTAGCTACCCTATGCACGCCGGACAAAGATTAAGAATGAGCCAACATTCTCAGGCTGTGGGTGACGACCGATCTGCCCCCGATAACAACAGACAACTTACAAACACAAGAATAAGCTTTACGCCAGCGAGTAGTAATTTTAGCATAACAGCAATAGGATCCAGAAGCTTACATGGAAATGGAACCGCAGCAACTCCTTATACCACAACAAGTCGATACGACACAAATCCTAATGAGAGAACATTAGTATTCAGGGCAAATGGAAATGGTGTTGTGGCCGTGTCCTGCGACAACATGGGCTATGATGCTGTAGCACCATTTAATGTTTTAGTAGGAGGAACAGCTAACAGTTTTTCTGGAGCAGTTTTAAAAGATAAAAATAATCTTTTCTCTTTTGCCAGATCTGCTAATAACACTATAAGCAGACCTAATTATTATCATCGACCAAGATTCATCTGGGTTAACGATGGTGAAATATTCAGTCTAGCTTATCGTGAGTGCAACAAGAGTTCTTGTTGGTGGAGAGAAGTAAACACAGCATATGAGCCAACAGTAGTATGGGCTGTACCAAACTCTATATCTGCAAATGGTCTGTTTTTGATGAACTACTCGCCATTTCCAGTAGATTTTGGGCTGCCAACTGTTGGCTGGCAGGGGCAAGTTTTACCAGGGAATAGTCCAGTTTATTGGTCTGGTCTTGGAACATCCTCTAGTCCAGCCAATATGAATGATTGGAGTGCTAGCTTACACTTCATTGGCTATGGAGCAACAATCTACACATCCCTTAAGGGTACAATTTCTTTTAATTATCAAATTAGAGATCAACAATGCAGTAAAAGTGGGTGTGTTTGGCCAAATCTTTTTGTTCAGATGACAACTAGACATGGTATATCGGGAGGATATGGCAACAGCAATGGCGGGCAGGTTTTATCAACAACTAATGTTTCAAACGGATTAAGTTCAGGAACACATACTGTAAACGTGTCAGCATTCAATAGCATTTCCTTTCTTTCTGCTAGTTCTGCGAGTGCATTTAAAATCACCAATCTAGTATTCACACCGAGCGTATCATGAAAGGCGTTTGCGCATTACACAACGGTAAAGCTTTAGCTCTTGTTACAAGAAGCGGAAGTCATGCATTAATGAATTTGATGCTTCCAAAAGACCATATACAAACTCACCCAGAATGTCATAAAGATCAAAAGTGGCATCCTATAATGAACTTACGAGGACATGATTTGAAAATGGGCTTACCAGAATGTGAAGTTTGTTGCATGGTAAGAAATCCCGTAGATAGATTCAGAAGCTCTTGCGCTAGACGGAATAAAACTGTTGAAGAAGGTTTATTAGAGGATGAGGTTCACTTTTGGAGCATGGAAAGTATGGGCCTTTTAAATGACAAAATTAAATACTTCTTATTTCCAGAACAGATTGACGAATGTGCAGCTTGGCTAGGATTACCAACGCCTGTGCCGAGATTAAACGAAGAAAAAGATGATAAGAAACCAGTTTTAAGCGAGAGCCAGCTTGAACTAGTGGTCAAACAGTACTATAATGATAATGAACTATATCAAAAACTGAAGGAGAAATATTATGGCAAACAATTTTGATGGAAAAGTTTTATTAGTTCCAAATTTTCTAATAGCTGAAGAAATCCAAATTTTAAAAGATTGGACAAACAAGGCTGTAGAAGAAGGTCAGTTTGTTGACGGAATAACTGGTGACTGGGATAAGAAAGAATTTAGCACAACAAAATTAAGACTCACAAATCGAATGAGTCAAAATATAAATTATCCTGATTTGGTTAAAGCTTTGCAAGACCGAATTCGTCAAACAATTCCATTAACAGCAAATGCTCCAGTTATTGATGGACACGGAAAAGATGGAGTTGTTGTGAGTGTAACCTATAACGACGGTGATGTTTACAAGCATAAAGATCCTAGTGTGGGCGAGGGGGTTGTTGGATTAAGATGTAATATTCTTGCCAGCAAAGCAGAGAGTGGTGGTAGTATTCATGTTGAAGATAAGACTTATAATTTAAATGAAGGTGATATGATGTGCTATTTAGTAACAGAACTTTATCATAGTGTTGATGTTTGTCACGGAAATAATCCACGAACACTATTTATGTTTGGATTTGTTGTTGATAAAGATAGCTGGAATAGTCAGCTAGATATACTATAGAACTAATTATTTGTCTCAAATTAGATGTGCTAAAAATATCATAGTAAATATGGAGTAATTATATGAGTAATTATTTATATAATATTTTCATTGATGAAATAGTATTAGAAACTGTTAAAGAAACTATTATTCTTTTTGGCATAGTTTGGTTAGTAGCTAGGTCGCAATAATTGACAACTTTTCTAATCTTTAAAAGGTGCGTATTATAAATAGTATACCTCTCTATAGGAATTTTATTAATAATGGCCGTAAATGATCTTATACAAATACGCAAAGGAACAGCTTCGGCATGGACTTCGGCCAATCCGGTATTAGCTAGCGGCGAGCCAGGATATGATTTGACCAATAAGATTTTGAAAATTGGAGATGGAACATCTAACTGGACTAGTTTAGCTAGTATAAACCTTACCTCGTCTAATATTACCGATTTTAATACAGCTATTAGCGGAATCCTTCCAGTTAAGAATATAGTTGCTGGTAATAATATTACTATAAGTTCGTCTAGTGGAATTTATACTATTAATAGTACAGCAAGTGGAGGTGGGGGATCGGCATCGGCAAGGGGAAATATTACCACCACAGGAATACTATCTTCTTTTAATATTGCTGAAGGTTATTCTGTTGGTTATTTAGATTTATTCCAAAATGGTGTTAAATTATTAAGCGGTAGTGATTTTATTGCAACAGATGGTAACTCTGTTGGTCTAGTTAATAGCGTACCATCGGGAACAGTTCTAGAATATATTACTTTATTACCCTCTATTAGTTCTAATAATTATGTTAAACTAGATAATATCAGTTCATCTTTTAATGGCTCGTCTACATCATTTGGATTAGCAGTCAGCGGAACAGCATATTATCCTGTTAGTGCAAATACTTTAGGAATTTATGTTGGTGGCGTAGCCCAAGAACCAATTTTTGCATATAGTGTTAGTGGATCAAATATAGTTTTTACTGAACCTCCAGCTAGTGGATTAACTTTCTGGGGAGTCGGTTATGGAACAACAACGGTGGCCACATTAAACGGAATAGCCCCCGGCTCATCTGGATTTCCATCTATTAGTTCATCAAATGATTTGACCACAGGATTCTATTTTCCATCTGGTGGTTCTATTAGTATAGCTAGTTCTGGATATGATAGATTTAAAATTAATAGTAATGGTAATGTTGTTTTTGGTGGACAAAATATTAATAGTTTAAGATATGTAGATATTAATAATATCAATAATTTATCAAACGCTGGTAGTATTCTAAGATTAGTTACTAGTAATGTTTCTGGTGTATCTATTAATGATACTACTAGTGCAGATTTGGTCAAATATAGTAATGGCCAATTTGGTATTAATAATAATGAAAGAGATCCTGCTGCTTTTATATCTTTTAATGTTGGTGTTACAGAAAAATTACGGATAACTTCGTCAGGCAATATCGGAATTGGTACTACCAACCCAACAAGTAGTTTACATGTTATTGGTAATATTACCGCTAATAGTGGTAATTTTACTAATAATTTACGAGTTAATAATATTAATGTTAGTGTTAGTGGACACTCTCATACGGTTAGTGATATTGCTAATTTTAATAGTAGTGTTAGTGGTTTATTGCCCATTACTAATATAATTGCTGGAAGTGGAATTAATGTTGCTATTAGTGGTACCACAGCTATTATAACTAATGTTGGATTAAAACTTGGTACCGTCATGGCTTTAAGTTAAAAGGTAAAATATGTCTAATCCAAATATAAACACCGCTACAAGCGTCTACGCCAACAACGCCTCGCTCTCGCTCACGACGACGAGCGCCACGCAGCTTGTGTCCAACGCCGCGAGCAGCGGCAAGGTGTACCTGCTCGAC